ACACGTTAAAGTAAGTGGAATATCAAGTGGAACGGAGATTAGAAATTTATTAGGTAGTCCAAAGGTTGATGATAAGAAAAGAGAAAAAATATTCAAACAAACATTTGGATACTTTGATAAGAAGACTTATGAAATGATGACTTCAAGATTTGGAAAGTTATTTGAATTTTATCAACAATCAAAAGTAAAATCACTTATGAAAGAGGCAAGTGGTTTTGGAATGCACTTTGACGCAAGTATAATGTCAGATGAAGGTATGTATGATTTCTTTGGTTCATTAGATGATTATTTCAGAGTTACACCTGAACACGCAGAAGTATTGGGGTGGGAAGTTATAGGATTTCCAGTCAAAGATTCAATGGATATGGCATTTACCATTATGGCAGATGAGTATGAACAAAATAGAGCAAAAACCGTAACATACGGAAGAACGATTAACCAAACAAGAAAAAATACAGATTCAGTAGATAATCCATTTCCTAAATACAAAGAAAGAATGAATAAAAATTTAAAAAATTTAGGTTGGGAAGTTATTAAATATTTTGGAGAGAACGATAAAATTGAAGATACACCATTAGCAGATAAGGGTGATATGACTACGAGTATATCAGATACAAAGAAAAAATTATCAGAAAGCTTTGTAAAAGATGTTAAAAAGACATTCTTAACTGAAGGTGGAGCGTTTGGACACTTAAATCATCCATTTGATGATAATAATTTGACGTTTTCAGATTTGAAGAACATAATTATTATAGGGTTAGAAGGAAAGTTAAATCGTGAAGATAAGGTTTCTGAAAAACTTGACGGACAAAATCTAATGGTAAGTTGGGTAGATGGACGATTAAAAGCGGCTAGAAACAAAGGACACCTAAAAGATTTTGGTAAAAATGCGTTAGACGCAAAAGGAGTAGCAAGTAAATTTGCAGGTAGAGGACAAATCAAAACTGCATTTGTAGGTGCGATGACTGATTTAGAAAAATCAATTGGTGGTTTGTCAGAAGCACAGAAAACAAAGATTTTCGGTAATGGTTCTAAATGGATGAATTTAGAGGTTATGTATCCAGCAACAGCAAATATAATTGATTATGATGTAGCAGAAATTGTATTTCACGGAACAAGTGAATACAATCAAAGTGGAAGTCCAATGGGATATTCCAAAGAAGCAGCTCGTATGTTAGAAGGTATGATTAGACAAGTAAATCAAAATATACAAAAGAGATTTAAAATTGGAAAACCTAATTTTTTACAAGTTCCAAAATCACAGAACTTTGGTAAATTGAAGAGTAGATTTTTGGGAGAGTTAAATAGATTACAAAAAAGATTTGGATTATCAGATGGTCAGAGATTGTCTGAATATCATAGAAGACATTGGCAAGAACTTATTTTAGTAAATGCTAAAAAACTGGGTGGTGGTATTCAACCAAGACAATTACAATTACTAACAAGAAGATGGGCATACTTTGATAAATCTTATGCTATAAGAAATATTAAAAAAGATTTTAAAAAACAACCTAAATTTTTAGAGTGGATATTAAAAACAGATAAACAAGACCACCAAAAGATTTTAAAACAAACAATTAAACCATTTGAAATATTATTTTTCAAAGTGGGAGTAGAAATATTAAAAAACATACAAGGGTTTTTAGCAGTATCACCTGACAAAGCAGTTCAGAAAATTAGACAAGATGTTATTAGTGCTATGAAAGATTTACAAAAACCTGACAATGTTGAAAAATTAGAAAAACTAAAAATACAAATAGAGAAATTAGAAGCTATCGGTGGATTAAATGCAATTGTACCGTCCGAAGGACTTGTGTTTAAGTATAAAGGAAACCTATACAAATTCACAGGAGCATTTGCACCAATTAATCAAATACTCGGTAGTTTAAGATTTTAAGGAGTTATAATGGCGAATAAATCAAAAGAAGCAGAAAGACAGAATAAGGCATTACAAAATATTCTTGAAGGTAAACCAGTAGAAAAGGATTATATTCAAGTAGGATATGAGGGCAAGAAAGATGAAGGTCAAGGTGGTAAAACCAGAGAATCAGAATTAAGTAAGGTAATGCAAAAGGTTAGAATGCCCTGGTTTTGTCCAGAGTGTAAAAAAACAATGAAGAAAAAACTTGATGATAAGTTTTGGAGAATGTTTGGACATTGTTTTGATTGTCAAATCGAGATAGAAAATAAATTAAAAATTAACGGTGAATATAAACAATATGAACAGAGAAAAGTTCTTGAAAATAAAAAAGCATATTTAAAAGATTTACGAGATAGTATTGAAGAATTTGAAAAGGGTGGTGGTAAACAGACTTGGTTAAATCAGGTTGGTGTTGACGCCCCAGAAGTAGAAGAAGAAAAATGGGAAATGGGTAAGGATAACTTTGATAAAATGGTTGTCGAAGCCAATGAATATATAGATAATCTACAAAAAAATCTTGATGAACAAGAGAAACAACTAATAGGAGCATAATAATGGGAATTATTGAGATGATAATGAATCTTTTCTTTGGTGGCAATAAAAAGAAAGAAGTAAAAGAACTTGATAAAGCAATCAAAGTAAAAGATACAGAGGTAAAGGAACTTGAAAAAGAAGTAAAAGTTCTTGAATCAAAGAAGAGAGTTAACAAAAAAGAAGTAGCAAAACTTAAAAGAAAAGTAACTACTACTAAAAATCAAATAAAAAAGGCATCAGAAGCAGTAAAAGAAGATAATGCTGATGACGCAGTAAAATTTTTGAAGAAATTTAGCAAGTAGTATATACTTATATATATGAGAAATATTATATACATATTATTTGTAGGACTTTTGTTCGCACAAGATGTCCAAGAACCTAAAACTTATTCTTTTACGGAAGAACAAGTATTAGGATTTACCAATGCTATTAAGGAATTAGAACTAAAAGATAGTTTAAATGTATCTTTGGTTGCTGATTATGAAGCTATGGTAAAGAGATTGGAAGCAACTGCTGCAATAGATTCTATGTTGATATCTAATAAAACAACACAAATCGATTTACTAAAAGACACCAACAAACTACTTGAACAGAAAGTAAAACTTGTCAGACCTAAATGGTATGAAAATAAGTGGTTATACTTTTCATTTGGGGTATTGGCAACAGCAGGTTCAGTTAAACTTGCAGGTCAAATAGTAGATTAATGGCAGAACAAATAAAAGATGTAATCAAACAAGAATATATAAAATGTGTTCAAGACCCAGCATATTTTATGAAAAAGTATTGTATGATACAACACCCGATTCGAGGCAAGATACCTTTTAGTTTGTATGATTTCCAAGAAAATACGGTAAGTGAATTTCAAGAAGAACGATTTAATGTTATTTTGAAAGCGCGTCAGTTAGGTATTTCAACATTGACAGCTGGATATAGTTTGTGGATGATGACCTTTTTCCAAGATAAAAATATCTTGGTAATTGCAACAAAACAAGAAGTAGCAAAAAACTTGGTAACTAAAGTTCGTGTTATGCACGCAAATCTTCCAAGTTGGTTAAAGCAACAATGTGTTGAGGATAACAAATTGAACTTGAGATATCGTAATGGTTCTCAAATCAAGGCAGTATCATCAGGTCCAGAAGCCGCTCGTTCCGAAGCATTGTCTTTATTGATATTAGACGAGGCAGCATTCATTGATAAAATTGATGAAATATGGACAGCAGCTCAACAAACTTTAACTACTGGTGGTCAATGTATCGCATTATCAACACCAAATGGTGTGGGTAATTGGTTTCACAAAACTTGGGTAGAAGCAGAAGAGGGACGAGGTATGTTCAACTTCATTAAACTTCATTGGACGGTACATCCAGATAGAGATGAAGTTTGGAGAAAGGAACAAGATGTTTTACTTGGGCCAGCAAATGCAGCTCAAGAGTGTGATTGTGACTTCTTAACATCTGGTACTGGTGTAATTGACCCAATATTATTAGAAAATTTAAGAGAAAGAAGTTGTCAAGACCCGATGGAAAAGAGAGGAATTGATAATAATTGTTGGGTATGGGAGCCAGCAAATTACTCAAGGAATTATTTAGTATGTGCCGATGTTGGTCGTGGAGATAGTGCAGACTATTCTGCTTTTCACGTAATTGATATTGAAAATTTAGAACAAGTAGCAGAATACAAAGGTAGAATAAATACCAAAGATTTTGGAAATATGTTGGTTTCCATAGCAACAGAATATAATGATGCGATACTTATTATAGAGAATAATAATATTGGTTGGGCGACAATCCAACAAGTAATAGATAGGGATTATCCTAATCTATTTTATACAAGTAAAGACTTACAATATGTTGATGTTCAACACCAAATGAACAATAAAATCAACAGACAAGAAAGGAATATGGTTGCGGGATTTTCAACGACTTCCAAGACCAGACCACTAATTATTAGTAAGTTAGAAGAATTTTTTAGAGAGGAAAGTGTAGTGGTTCATAGTAATCGTTTGATTGATGAATTACAGACTTTCGTTTATATAAATAATAGAGCAGAAGCAATGCGAGGATACAATGATGACCTTGTAATGTCTTTTGCTATTGGACTTTGGGTTCGTGATACTGCATTACGATTAAAAACACAAGGTATTGAATTAACAAAAAAGACATTGACCAGAATGATGGACAATGAGGGTTTATACACCAACGATGACATTAATAAAAATGATAGTTGGGAGTGGGAACCAGGAAAAACAAAAGATAAAGAGTCATTAGAGTGGCTTTTATAAAGTGAGGAAAAAATGGCAGATACAACATTATTTGGTAGATTAAGACGATTATTTTCAACGAACGTAATTGTAAGAAATGTAGGTGGTAAGAAATTAAAAATTGCCGATACAGACCAAGTTCAACATCAAGTAAAGAGTCATCTTGTAGATAGATATTCTAAATTACATACTAATTTAGATTTAGTAGGAACAGGATACTCAACTGTACATCAGGTTATGGCAGCACGATTGGCATTATTCAAAGATTATGAAACAATGGATAGTGACCCAATCATTTCAAGTGCATTGGATATATATTCAGACGAATCAACAATGAAATCGCAATATGGAGAAGTAGTTGATATTAAATCTGATAACGATAATATTAAAGAAATTTTACACAATTTATTTTATGACATTATGAACATAGAATTTAATCTATGGCCCTGGGTAAGAAATATGGTTAAGTATGGAGACTTCTATCTTTATTTAGATGTTAGTGAAAAATACGGAATCACAAATGTAGTTCCATTATCACCTTACGAAGTAGTTCGTTCAGAGGGAGAAGATGAAGCAAATCCTTATTATACTAAATTCTATTTAGAAAGTATTGAAGGAGCACACCCGTATTTCGGCCAAAGAATAAATAAATCACAACAAAAAATAGAATTTGAAAACTTCCAAGTAGCACACTTTAGATTGTCAAGTGATAGTAATTTCCTACCTTACGGAAAATCTATGATTGAATCTACAAGAAAGATTTGGAAACAATTAACTCTAATGGAAGACGCTATGTTAATTCATAGAATTATGAGAGCACCTTCTAAACGAGTATTCAAGATTGATATCGGAAATATTCCACCAGCAGAAGTTGATAACTATATGCAAAGAATAATCAACAAGATGAAGAAAACACCAATCATTGATGAGTCTACTGGTGAATATAATTTAAGATATAATATGCAAAACCTAACAGAAGACTTCTTTATGCCAGTTCGTGGTGGAGATAACGGAACTGAAATCTCTGAATTGGGTGGTATTGAATATGATTCAACAGAAGATATTGAATATCTTAAAAACAAATTATTAGCTTCATTAAGAATTCCAAAAGCATTCTTGGGATTTGATGAAAATGTCGGTGGTAAAGCAACATTAGCAGCAGAAGATGTAAGATTTGCAAGAACCATTGAAAGAATACAAAGAATTATAATATCAGAGCTAACGAAAGTAGCAGTAGTTCACTTATATTCACAAGGATATACAGATGAAGACTTGGTCGATTTTGAATTAGATTTAGCAAGTCCTTCAACAATGTATGAACAAGAAAAAGTTGAACTATGGGGACAGAAAGTTCAGTTAGCTCAATCAATGCTACAAGATAAAATTTTACCATACCAATGGATTTATGATAATCTATTTAATTTCTCTGAAGATGAAAAGGTTGATATACAAAATCAAATCGTTCAAGACCAAAAAGAGAAGTTCAGACACTCACAAATTGAAATGGAAGGTAATGACCCAATGGCATCAGGAGATTCAATTGGAACACCAAGTGATATGGCAGCAGTAGGAGTCGGACAAGACGATACTTCACAACCGCCAGAGACAGTGGCAGGTTCTATATTTGACGCTCCAGATGAGTGGAAAGATGATAGACCAGAAGACGAACAAGGTGGAAGACCTGAAGAAATGAATAAGTTCGGAAAAGATAGTGGAGCAAGAGGACGTGACCCATTAGGGAAACAGACCAAGAACAGAAGACCACTTGCATTAGCACACTATAATGCTTTGAAAAACACTATGGGTAAAAAGTCAAAAACTATACTAAAAGAAACCAACGAAGTAGAGGAAGTTAAACAAGAATACAATGAATATAAAGAGGAAAAGGGTAAATAATAATACCGATTTCTTGAAAGTTTTATATTTATTAGTGATAGAAAAGAAAAATACTTTGGAGCTCAAATGTCTTTATATGTTAAACATAACAAGATAAAGAATACCGCTATTCTTTATGAATTATTGTCTCGTCAAATTACAGTTGACGTGTTAAATGATACAAAAAGCCCCAAATCAGTAATGATTTTTAAAGAATTCTTTAATAAAAATACTGAAATGGGTAAAGAATACGAATTATATTCAATTTTGTTAGAAAAAAAATACAAAAACGATACACACGCTAGTCAATTAGTTGAAGCGGTAGTGAAAAGTCGTAGAAAGTTATCTAATCGTAGGTTAAATAACGAAAAATACAACCTAATTAAAACCATAAAAGAAAATTATGATATAAAAGAGTTTTTTAATACTCGTTTGCCTAATTTTAAAATTATGGCATCAGTTTACAAACTATTTGGAACTGAAACAGGTAAAGAAGATTTTGGGCCAGTCCAAAAAACTAATTCAGTTATCACTATAACTGAACATATTGTTCAAATTCCTACCAATAAAGATAGAAAATCTCAAATAGTAGAAGAATTTGGAGAACAAGATAAAGATTTAAGGTTATTAAGTTATCAATTGTTAGTTGATAAGTTTAATTCAAAATACAAATCTCTTAATGAAAGTCAAAAGAACTTATTGAAAGAATATATCAATAATGTATCTAATACAAATTCATTAAAAGAATTCATAGACAACGAAGTGGTTAAAATTAAAAAAGCTCTAAAGGCATTACTTCCTAAAGTCAATGATGATATTACAAAAATCAAACTAACAGAAGCTATCACTCATACTGATAGTGCAGTAAAAGGAAGTGTTGTAAAAGATAAACACGTAGTTGCTTTGATGAGATATTATGAATTGATAAAGGAGTTAAGAAATGTCCAAGAACAAAAGAATTAAAGAATATTTAAGAAATTTAGTTCTTCGTGAAATAGAACGTCAAAAAGAAATTGATGAAGTTTCTACAACAGGAACTGCAGGAATTGACGGAACAGGAACAGGCCATTACGATACACCACACGCATTCTCAAGTAAAAAGAAGAAAAAAGATAGAAGAAATCAGATAGCAAAGACTGGAACAAATTTTGAAATAGTAAATGAAAATAAATTAAATGAACTTACTGATAAACAATGGACTCAAGCTCTAAAACATTTCATAGGAAATAGATA